TTCATATATCTTCTGTGCCGTATATCCTATTGATAGCAATAAAAGTATAATTTTTAAACTGTTTTCTATATGCGTGAAACTAACACCAAAAGTGATAGCATTTAAAATTCCTATTTTCAAATCTTGTGCGGTCATTATATTTTATTTTCTAAGTACGAAAGCCCAAAAGTATGCAAGCCTTCATTATCCAAATCAATCTCATAGGTTTTCCAACCGTATGGATTTTCTTCAATACCAACCCAAAGAACATCTAAACGATAAGCCCCATAAACAGGATCTTTTGTCATTACTCCGTTTTCAAACTCAGCATCCTCAATAAGAACACTACCTAAATGTGTAATAATGTGCTTATAAAATGGGTGTGTATTCCCTTCAAAATCAGTCTTGTGAGGCAATCCTTCAATTTTTGAAAAAGCCTGCTCTTTACTTTTAAATTCGTATTTTCCTACTTTCATTATATTGTTGTTAATTGGATTGCATCTGATTCAGGTATAACTTCATCAAAATATTGAATACCATTTACTTTACCGAAAAAATTATCGGATTGTTCCCCGTCAGAAAAACTTATTCTATCTGTTTGCAATGGAACTGCTCCGAGATTTGTTATGGTTTGAATTAAAACTCCATTTATATATAGTTTAAAAAAATCAATATCCCAAGTTGCTGCTATTTTAACAGGATTTAACCTATCATAACCACTTGTCAATATATCTGCTTCATTATCTCCATCCACTAAGACCGTGCCTCTTATTGTCATAATTTGAGTTAATTGGTATAGTGAGCTAAATTTTATTTGCACCGCATTTTCGTTATCATCGGTTGTAAGCGAAATCATTCCAGTCTGTGCCGCATCGTTAAATTCAACTTCCTGAAGATCGATAAAAAGACTTCCAGAAGGATTTCCTTCAAAAACAGGGTTTTCTGCATCATAACAAAATTCATAAGCTTGTGTTACTGCCGAGCCTTGTGTGGCTATGTAACTATGTGATAAAGCTTGGGGGCTTAAAAAACTATTATAAGGAATTATTTCAGCCATTGGAAGGGCTACCTGTATTATACTACCAACGGTTTGCAAAGGTTGTATTTCGAAACTACATTGGTTGTATCCCGATGTTAAAACGGTTAATTCTAATCTATACCACCCGTTATCCGCTTTTATAACCCTAGATCGTTCGGGCGTCCAATTAACTGAATCCTCAATTGTTAATAGTTCAGTATTATAATCAAACTCCATTGTTAATCTTGAACCTATATCTTTTAACCTTATGTAAAGTTTATCATACCTAGACCCCCTACCTTCGTTTCTTTTAACGTAAACAGAAACAGTCGCATAAGCTACGTTGTATCCATAACCCCCCCAGAATTGTTGTTTAAGCCCGAAATCCCCAGTTGTTACTGTGTTGTTATTTACAATACGAACCCCCTTGTTTTGATTTGTAGGGTCTTGGACTGGGGAGTTTGTAGAAACCCCTGTTACTTGCCAAGTAAAAGGTAATCCACTTGTTATGTTATCACTATATAATAGCCTGTTAGTTGCGGTGCGTTCTAACCACAAAGTAGGACAAGTTTTTCTATCTTGCCAATCTAACCTCATATCAAAAGTTGGTTGTAATATTCCATCTTCTGGCGTTACATAAGCCTCGGTAAGTGAGTTTCTTCCTGCTGAAAAATCAGCGTTTGGAGAAGCCGATGGAAGTATTGAATAAACTTTTTGAGTTGAAGGATATCCAGATCTTTTATAGGCTGCTGGAATCATTACAAATTTTGGATCTATCATAATTTTATCTTTCTGTTATTATTGAGGTACTTGCTGAATACCACCATTGTCCGTTTACTTGTAATCTTAGCGTTACAACTTGACCTCTATTTATTTCTATTGTTTGTCCGAAATTTAAAACAACGGTTTCCCTTACATTGTTACCGTATGTAGCAGATTGACTACCTTTTAAAATATTATCAACATAAACACTTAAAGTTAAAGAACTTCCATTTGGAAACTGCCTAGATGAATAAGGCATTGAAGCCAACATAAATTGACTGAAATAAGCGTTATAAGGAACTGCAATACCACCATAAGCAAAAGGAAATGCAGTCGAAGCCCCTGTGTCGTACAAAGTATAAGTGGAAATACCACTAATGGAGTGCCTCCAGTGAACACTAAGCTTTTGGCTTGTGTGACCTCTTTTTACGGCTTCCGAACTGGCTGCTGATATTATTTTTGAAATCATTCCTTCCTGTATTTAAGCTTCATTTCATCATAAAACCTTTTCGCATCTTCTTCGTTTGCTTTCAGCCCTATGTATTTTTTTAAACGCTTAACGTTCACTTCTTTTACTTTGTACTTCATAAAACCCAACTGTTATAAACCGTGTCCGAATCTGGGCTTATATCTGAACCTGAGTTGCTAGTGTATTCTGGAAATTTAGAATTGTTTTCGCAAAGATAATCAACTAATCTAGTCGAATAGTAACGAGCGTACTCCCTAGCTTTTGCAACTAAATAATCAACCTCATCTTTTGAAACGTTTTCAGCGGTTTCACTTGAATGTTTAAACACGCCACCGTTCTTAATTTGATACGCTGCAAATGGAATGTAATTAACTTGGGCGAACCATATAAGGGTTGATTGAATATAGTCGTTTACAAGGGCTAAATAATCGCCTGTTAAAGTGTTGTTTGTAATGTCGTCACTTATTCGGTTGTATAAATCCGTTCCTAGTAGGTTTTGGATGTCAATTTCTTGACCTAGTTTGATAAATTGTATAAACTTATCGGTGTCAACGTTCCCATCTAAGATGGAATTTCTTACTAAGTCCGTTCGTGATATAAATAATGCTGTTGCCATTAGTTTTCAAATTTCATTTTGTTCCAATATTCGGCTGTATAACCTTTGTACTTCATATCCTTTGGTGCTACGGGTACTTTTTGAGCGTTTTTAGGCATTTTAAAACCTTTACTTTTTGCTTGACCGCTTGTTATTTGGCTTTTTTTACCGTTTTTAATTTGGTAAGTCTTTCGAAACCACTTATGATTACATCGAGCTCCGCCTTTCCAGAGCCATATGGAATATTTTCCAGAGCCTTTTTTTCCGCCTTTTGCAAAACTTGGATTAACCTCTTTTTTACCCATTGCTACGATATCCTCTTTACGGTAAACCTTCTTAGCTCCTACCATTTTAGAGCAAAATTTACGACTGTCTTTACCTGCTTTTTCTGGTGCATAAGAATAACGAACTAAAAACTCAACACCTTTTTGGCTATCTTGTTTTGATGTGCCATCTTGTTTACTTTCGGCGTTTGGTTTTGCCGTTCCTGTGCTTACAAAATTCCATATTTTAGATAATGCAGATTGTTCAGGCTCGGTGTTTAAGTCTGTAATTACTTCGTCAAGTTCATCGTTTAACTCATAGTCAACTTCGCTTTCATCCACTAGATCATATTCTGCTAGTAGTTCATCTTCTGTTTGTCCTAAGTCGATTAATTCATCCGCAATATTACTGCCTAAGTCATCTGGTAAATCTTCGCTTAATTTAACACCCGTTTCTTCTTCTCTTGTTTCAGCGTCCTCAACGTTTTCTAAGTCTGTAAATTCTAACGGTTGAAGCGTTTTAAAGTACAATTTAAGGCTCATTTGATTAAATGCTAATATACTATCAAAAGCATCTATTAAAAGCATCTGGAATGGTCTTATAACGGTGTTATCCATTAATGTAGAAGCCGTTTTTAGTTCTTCTGCATTATTACCTAAGCCACTTGAGTCCTTAATCCCTAAAAGCATAGGCGAAACCACTCTGTGCGATACCATTACTTTTTTAGAACTTTCATCAGAAAGAAATTGATACTGCATATGCGCTTCGCTTAATTGGATAGGCTCAATCGTTGCAGCACTTTCTGGATTGTCGTTAAAAGCTAGTATAAATTTTCCTGCATTGCTACTCCCAGAAAACTTAGAGTATATACGGTTTTCTAAGGCTTGACGTTCTTCGGCATTTGGTGTTCCATTGTTGAAATTAATCAGCATCGACGGCGCTAATCCATTCAGGATATTGTTTAGATGGTAGTTCGAAATTTCCTGTTCGAGCTCTGCATATTGAAGTCCTCCCGCATAATCTGGACTGCTATAGTACTTATAACCAGCACGATACGGCTTTACATAAATAATTTCTATGTTTTCTTTGCTACTTCCAAATGCAGGGATTCTTGTGGTTTGTTCTACATTCTTAACCTTTGACCAATCATCTGAATAATAATATCCTTCAATCTCTCCTTTTTCGTTGCATTTTTCTGCTCTTAGGTTTTCAATTGGGATGTGTTCTACTTGTGCAATTGTTTTTCTATCCTTAGAGTAAATGACTTGCATAGAACATTGACCCATTAATTTAAGGTCATAGCATAACTTACGAACCATATCTTTATGGAACAAAGAAATCATTTTAGCGTATTGTTCAGGCT